CTATTTGTAAAGTTTATCTAAGACATCAACGACTTTTGACTTGATGTTCTTGGTTACATGAGTATAGATTTCCATCGTGGTCTTTCCGTTATCTTTATGACCAACTCTTTGTGTGATAGCTTTTAAAGGTATATTGTTTTCAGCAAGTGTACTGATCAAAGTGTGTCGTAAAATGTGAGGGTGTAATGGTTTGTTGATTGGTTTCTTCAATGTGGCGTTAGCATTCTTCATCAACTTACCAATGCTTGATTTATGGATAGGAATACCGCTAGATGAAACAAAAATAAAACCCATGTCTTTATAGTTCGGATTGGTACTCTTCCTTAGCTTGTGAAGCTCTATAAATTCTTCTATAATCTCAATCTCTTTGTTGGTCAAATCAACCACTCTGATAGACGATAAGGTTTTGGGAGTTGTTTTAACGCCCTCTGAACCCTTGCGTGTTGGATCTAAAGTGCCATTAATAGTGATGGTGCGATTTTTTTTATCGTAGTTTTCAAATTTAAGCGCACCAGCTTCACCAACTCGGCAACCATTCAATGCCATAAACTCAGCCATTCTGGCAACATGATACCCTCGATTGTATTCTTTCATAGCTTTTAAGAGTCGTTTCAATTCGCTTTGCTCAAGGAACTTATCTTCGATACGTTCCATAGTTTCGTATGTGATGACTTTTTTTGGTAGCCTGACACGTTGGATAGGATTGCTATCAATCAACTCTAAATCTTGAGCATACTTGAATACCATACTTAGTACAGATTTATGCTTTTTTAATTTGATATGATTGTCTTCTGAGTCTGTAAAATATTGTTGAGCATATTTAGCAGTGATGTTTTTTATTTTTATTCCTGGTGCAAAACTTTCTTTCACTTCATCAACCGCATAGACCATTGTTTTCTCGGTAGAAGGTTTGATAGACTTTTTATGAAGTTCCCACCAGTCGTTTAGCACGTCATCGAAAAGCATATCAGTAGTAGTTAAGCTTTGTAACTTTTTAGCTATCTTTTCATCTAGTAGTTTTTTTGCTTCTTTCTTAGCTCTGCTTGAACCCGAATCGAGAGTTATAGCTAACCTTTTCCATTTCTCTGTATACGGGTCTTTGTATCTTTCAAAGAATTTATATTTCCCGTTTGGTAATTGCTCTACCCACATTGTATTTTCTCCTCATTTTTGATAAAATGGGTACAAGAAAACGACCCTTTGAATGGTTGTTTCTTATACATGATTTCCTCACACTCAAGCTTGCAGGCAGGGAGTGTGGGGATTTTTTAATACTCAAATCCATCTACTAAGAACAAAGGAACTTCCTTTCCTTTATATGATTGAGTTCCATTTGTTCTTACATAAAATTTAGATACTTTAGTTACATCAAAATCCTCTCCATCATTCACAAATACTTTTAAAATAACAGGACTATCTTTATCCCCATTCAAATGAATTAAATATTTGGTGAATACTGTACTTGGATCAACGACCTGTTCTACAGGATCATCAATAACCAACTTAGTATCGTCAGGCCATACGCCATATAAATTACTATCAGCTAGCTCATACTCTCCGATTGGAGTATTACTGAAATTTTTCGCAGGCTGAATTTTAGCAGTTCCTTCTGATTTTTCGAGTTGACTGGTAGATGATGTTTTGGGCGCTTCATTTGTTGTTGTAGATGACTCACTACAAGCAACTAAAAATATTGCTACCAATAAGGTCGTCGCTAATAACGTTACCTTCTTCATATTATCCTCCTAAATGTCACTAGCAAATTTTAGATACTCATCTTGTATCATCACTTCGTCAGTGGTTGTTTTCAAGTTATATTTTAGCGCAAAGTTAGACCAATTGAAAGAGGTTGGATCATCATAAGATTCCAACTCTTCTTTTACCAAAGAGCGAATCATAAATCGATTAGCTTCATTCTCACAGCGTATAGAAGCGTTTCGATAGATAGCTCCGATATGCTCAAGGTGTCCTAGTTCATGCAGCAGAACTTGATGCCGTTCTTTATATGACAAGGAACTGTTTAGGTAGATTGTCCGTGTTTCTGCATCATAAAAACCACGGCCATACCATTGGTCTGGCTCAAAAGTCTGGAGCGATACTTGATACTGCTCCAGTAATTCTTTTTCATTCTTCATAATCTCCCTCATCTAAAACTTATTTTTTGCTATTAAGGTATCCCTCTATGATTCCCTTGATAGCCTTTTTATCATCATCCGATAGAGGTTTGCCATCGAATAGCATAATGCGATTGTCTAAGTCGTCTAATTCTATTTTCTCATTTGCGGACTTCCCTCCTGCTATGCTTGGATTATCCGTTCGTCCCAATAGATAATCCGTTGACACATTAAAATAGTCAGCGATTTCTTGGAGACGCTCAGAGTTAGGTGTTTTGGTTTTTAAAGTATAAAAATAATTTGTGCTATATCCTAGACTTTCTTCTAGTTTGGCTAAAGAAGTCCCTCTCTTTTGAGCTAGTTCTTTAATTTTTTCTAGTGTTGAAAACATTGATTTATCAACCTTTCTTATGGTATCACAAAAAATATTCTCAAAAATCTAGAAAAAAGTCTTGACTAATTCTAGAAAAAAGTATAGAATAGTTTTTGTAAGTGATTGAGTTAGAAAAAACGAAGTCAAAAATACGTTTTAAAAACTAAATATAAACGGTCGGCAAACTGTGAATATATGTAATCAGTGGTATTAATAACCTTGTTTTTATTATGCCTAGATTATAGACTTTATTATAGAACTTGTCAAGAGTTTACACAACTTTTTTCTAACTCTTTTTCTTACATGTAAGAAAGGAGGAGTATATATGCCCAACATGGATAACGGACGACAAAAAGTTTTGGATTATCTAAAAGAGAATAATCTAACAATGGCAACTTTAGCAGTTCAATACAACATGGCTCGTCAGGATGTAACCAACATCTTGAATGGTAAATTAAGAAATCCACAAGCACATCGTTTTGTAGCTCGTGTGATTGAAGATTTCAAAATTCGATAGAAAGGAGCAAACATGAAACCAGAACGATATCCGTATAGCGGAAAAAGAAAAAGCCTTGAAAGACAAGCTGTAAAAAGTGTTGACATCAAGGCGGGTGATATTAAATTAGATAGTTCAAGCGTCACCTTTAGTGGCAGTAAGATCGTTATTAAAAGTCAATCCATTACTGGTGTATAAGTTCCGTCTGGTTCAAGGCGAAGTGGTTTATTACAGTCAACATTGACTGTTCCATCTGGCAAGATATCGTAATTGATTACGAGACCATTTGGATAGAATGTTTCAACATATGTGTGTCCTGGACCTTTTTCGTGAACAACTTTAGTAACTTCTTCTTGAGGGATTCCAGTATTGATAGTCATTTCCATTGGTGGCGCTCCTTTCTGTTGAAATATTGACTAAAACGGTGAGAGGTCCTAGTCAATATATATTATAGTTCAAATACATTTATTTGTCAATATGTTGTACAAGAAAGGAGTAAATATATTGTCGAAACACAATATATAGTATTTTGAATGTGGGATAAAATTGAAAATCAATTAAAACTAAGAGATTGGTCTATGTATAGATTGGCCAAAGAATCAGGAGTTCATCAATCGAATTTTTCCAACCTAAAAGCTGGAAGGTTGAAAGAGATGTCGTGGACGAATATGTGCAAAATCGCTGATGCGTTGGAAGTCAGCTTGGACGAGTTCAGATAGAAAGGAAAGTTTATAGTGGTACATATCGAAATTGAAAATTTATCAGATTTCATAGAATCTGCCGAAGAGGTTGTTAAAAAAGCCGAAGAACTAGAAGCAGCTGTTCAACGGCTAAATAAAATGGAACTTGAGCTAAAAACCAAGACGACTAATAAGTAAGGCTTCTTGAGCTTCAAAAGAAATCAAAAAGCACCTAACGAAAGTCAGGCGCTTACCAAAAAAATAACTAACTAAATTATATCACAGAAAGAGAGGTAAATCCATGCCTAAAGCTGAATTAGTTTACAGGCCAGCTAATCAATCCGAAAAAGCAGAAGCTGGTGACTATGAGCATCTTTGTCAAATCTGGGAGGGTTTGACTCTAGGAACAGCAAAGCAATTCGCAAAGGAAATGCGAGAGAATCCAGAGTTTGAACAGTATGTGTTTAATCCGACGCACAAGCTAGTGTTTATAGATTATGAGGGCTTTCGCAAATTCTGGAAGTGGAAGCAACTAAACCGCTATCGGTCTAAAAAAATAAGCCTTGCCGAAATGGAGTCGGACAAGGCACTGGCGAAGCGACTAGGCTTCTAAAAATAACTTACCTAAAGTATAACACGAGGGAGAATAAAATGCAATACGAACCAAGGAGAAACAAGATGAACAAAAAATTTGAATTATTGCTAGATGACACGATTACCATTTTTGGAATCAAGCTATTTAGAATTAAAGCCCTAATCAGCTTTGGAAATGTTGAAGAAGGTGAAATAGGTGGGTATGTAGAGAAAGAGACCAACCTAAGCTCCTATGGTGACGCTTGGGTCTCTGGTGACGCAATGATCTATGGTGACGCAGAGGTCTATGGTAACGCTAGGGTCTCTGGTGACGCAGAGGTCTATGGTAACGCTAGGGTCTATGGTGACGCAATGATCTATGGTGACGCTTGGGTCTCTGATAACGCTAGGGTCTCTGGTGACGCAGAGGTCTATGGTGACGCAATGATCTATGGTGACGCAATGATCTATGGTGACGCAGACTACATCGTCTTTAAAAATAACTGGTCTAGTGGTAGATATTTTACATATACAAAATCAAACAAAATGTGGAAGGTTGGTTGCTTTTACGGAACAGGTCAAGAGCTAATAAACAAAGCATATCAAGATAGCGAGTACTCTGGTAAACATTACGAAGCTTACGTTGAATTCGTAGAGAAATTAGAAAAATTGGAGAATACAAATGACTGAACCACCAATCATCAGCCAAATCGCAGGAGCTACGCTATGGCTTGCGTCACTAGCTCTAATCATGTTGATTAGCTCAATCAAGGAAGAGATCGAACGTAGACGCATCGAGAAGCGGAACAGAGAGCTAGAAGCTCAGAATAGAGAATTGCTCATGCGTGAAGCCGAGTACAGAGCGCAGCAGATAGCAATACAAGAAGCAGAGTACGCTTACTACAAGCACAAGAAGAATTTTAGCACAGAAGGAATCGAGGTGCCATTCCATGGTAATATTCGAGCGCAAGCCGTACAATCCGAAGACTAGAGAAGCTGAACTGTTGGACAGAATCGAACAGTTAGAGCGTGAGCAATCGGATTTAGAAGCGGTTATCAGAAAGAACAAGCACGAAATTCTCTGGTTGCAGGGGATGTTGAAGCGTAAAGAGGTGACTAAATGATTGAAAATAATCTTGAACCACCTATGGAACAGGAAGAGCGAGACCCTGACCTATGGATATTTAGAGGCGGGCATTGGTTTTATATAGGAGACGAGGAAGAGATATGAGATTTTATGTTAATTCAAAATCAAAATTAATCTACGCACCAGACTACCACGATAGAATTGGTGATTATACAGCAGATTCAATTCAAATCTACACAAGTAAGTTTACAGAGATTCTGGAAGATGAAATTATTCTAGCGATTAGCGAAGTGTTAAAACGTTACGAATACGCTATCCCTAAAAAACTTGTTGATGAATTAATTGAAGAAAAAAAGAGGCAGAACAGATTCTTTTCTGACACAAGTTCTATGTTGACGGAGGTGATTAATGATGAAAATAACGAAGGCAACTGAAATAACTAATAATGATGCGTGTTACTTGATTTACGGAAACCCAGGATTTGGTAAAACTAGCGCGATTAAACACATTGAGGGTAAGACACTAGTCATTAACATTGATAAGTCAGCTAAAGTCTTAGCAGGGTGTGAGAATATTGATGTCGCAGACGTTGATACACACAAAATTTGGGATGAATGGTTAACAGTCGTTAAAGAGCTACTCAATGGCGCTGGTAAACCGTATGACACAATTGTAGTTGATAACGTTTCAGAGTTGTTCCGCGCTTGTCTTGCAAACTTAGGACGGGATGGTAATAACCATCGAGTACCATCACAAGCAGACTATCAGCGGGTAGATTTTACAATCTTAGATAGTTTGCGAGCTTTGCTTCAGCTTAACAAACGTATCGTGTTCACAGCATGGGAAGCGAGCGACCAATGGACAGACGAAAACGGTATGATCTACAATCGTGCAATGCCAGATATTCGCCCTAAAATTTTAAACAACTTCCTTGGATTAACAGATGTCGTGGCCCGTCTAGTGAAGAAGACTACGGACGATGGCGAGGAAGTAAGAGGTTTTATTTTACAACCATCTGCCAGCGTATATGCCAAAAATCGTTTGGACGATAGAAAGGGGTGTAAAGTAGAAGAATTATTTAAAGGAGGTGATGAATAATGGTGTTTGAACTTCGTGATTATCAAAAAGAGTTGATCATGGATATTCGAAAATCTATGGTAAATGGAAATAAAAGAATCATGGTTCAATCACCTCCATAATTCCACGCTCTGGAAAAACAGTTGTGATGTCTTACATTGCAAAGAATGCAACAGATAAGCATAAACGAGTATTGTTTTTCAGCCACAGAAAAGAAATAAATGAGCAAGTATATAAAACATTTGAACGTGGAGAAGTCAATCTTGATTATGTGATTATCGGCACAGTCGGAAGTCTAGTTAGAAAACTGGACAGTCTCCCAAACTTCGATGTGGTATTAGTCGATGAAGCTCATCATATCAAAGCTAAGCAATATCAGACAATTTTAAATCACTTCACAAACGCAACTCAATTATTCTTTACAGGAACTCCAATCAGATTAGATGGCTCTGGATTTCATGATCTAGCAGATGATTTAGTTGTAGGAAAATCAATCCGTTGGTTACAAGAACACGGAAATATATCTGAGTTTGATTACTATTCAGTAAACTTGCTGGATATGGCTAAACTTAAAAAACGTTCTGGAGAATTTACCAATCAGTCCATCGATGTGGCATTTGATTCAAAGACCACTTACGGAGACTATATCGATCATTACGAGCGGTTGGCAAAAGGAAAACAAGCTATTGTTTATACACATAGCGTAGACTACGCTGAGAGGGTCGCAAAGCGATTTTCAGAGCACGGCTACCAATCAGCCGTCGTGTCTGGAAAAACGCCACAGAGCGAACGCGAGAGCCATATGCAAGCATTTAGAGAAGGGAAACTCACAATTATGGTTAACGTCAATCTTTTTACCGAAGGGATTGACTTACCAAATGTAGATGTCTGCATCATGTTGCGACCGACTAATTCACTTTCCTTATATCTTCAATTTGCTATGAGAGCTTTGAATCCAAGAAAAGGTAAAAAAGCAATCTTGATAGACCACGTTGGAAATCACATCCGTCACGGATTACCAAATGATGACAGAGAGTGGACGCTTGATGGTACTAAGAAGAAAAAGAAACCATCGGAACGCTCAATAATAACATGTGAAAAATGTTTTGCAACATTTTGGAGAGACCAGTTAGTGGACGGTTATTGTCCCTACTGTAAAGCAGAGATTGTCGAAAAGAAAAATATTAAAGACATTGAACGAGATAAATCAGATGTTCAATTGGGAAAGATTAACCAAGGGATGGAATTCATCACCATTCGAGGGGAAAAGATAGAGGTCAAGACAGAAGAAGCGAAAGTGTATCGACGCGTCAAGACCTACGGAAAAAGATACACAAAATGTCAGAATTTATCGGAATTGAAAGCATTCCGATTGCTCAACGGCTATCAACCAGGGTGGTTGTGGCACAAACAAAAAGAATTAAATTTATGGAGATAATAAACATGGCACTTTTTTCAGTAAATTATGAAGCAGCAGAACAATTCTCATCTATCGAAGATGGAACATATGAAGTAGTAGTAGCTCAAGCGGAGCAATCAGCAAGTCAAAGTGGAACGGATTTCTTAGATATTCGTTTGAAAATTCGCGACGATTTCCAACAGAAATTCCGTAACAACCTAATCTTTGATAAAGTATGGATCAATAAACAAACTCTTCAATATCCAGAGTGGGCTTTGCAACGATATTCTAAAGCGGTTAAAATCCCTGAAGGTGTTGAAGTAAATACAATTGAACAATTCTTAGGCCTTATCACTGGTAAAACGTTGAAAGTTACCGTTAAAAATGAACAATCAGAATATAACGGTAAGACCTACGATAACTTGAATATCAAGAAAATGGAGCAATCTGAATTACCAGCTTATTCTGGAACAGTATCGTCTGAACCTGCTCCAGCGAAAAATGATGATTTAGATTTGCCGTTCTAATCTATGGTTGGGATGGTAGATTACGCCCTTCATTATCAAAAACTAGGTTACTCAGTCATCCCAATAGATAAAAAAAGCAAACGTGCAATTACAAAATTCAAGGATAAGACATTTAGCGAAGATGAAATTCGAAGGTTTTGGCACGAGCAACCAGATGCGAATATAGCATGGAGGACAACCGATTTCTTTGTCATCGATATTGATGTATCGGTGACTGAGAATGGTTATGAGTCTTTGAAAGAATGGGAATTGTCTCAGTATATCCCTAAGACTTTAACTGCCACTACGCCAAGCGGGGGGAAACACATTTTTCTTAAAAAACCAAAAGGCATAGAGTTGAGTCAAGATATACGAGTGAAACCAGGGATTGATATTAAGGCGAACAAAAATAATTATGTATTAGTCGCACCGAGCAATAACCCTAAAGGGAGATATGTTTGGGATAAAACAACAGATGTGATTGCTGAAGCGCCACAAGAAATAGTTGAAATTCTACAAACATCTAAAAAAGCAAAAGAACCGCTTAACTTTACAACCGATTACAGTCGAGGAGAGTTTTCTAGCAAAACTGCAAAACTATTCGAGCAAGTCGTTTTCGGTCTGGGTGATAAAGGCGGTAGAAACAATGCATTATCTGGTTTCATAGGTGGCTTACTAATGCGTGGCGTGGATATAGATGCAGTATATTTACTTGCAAAAATAGCAAATCACTATACTTCGGACAGCTTACCAATGGATGAAGTAGACAGAACATTTGAAAGTATGGTTAGAAAGGAGATGGATAGACGAGGTGGCAGTTAACATTGAAGCAGTAAAACAAGAATACAAAAGCAAAGTCATACAACATCCAGCTTATATTGAGAAGGCAAATGACTGGCGTGAAATTCGTCTAGCTTGTCGTGAATACCGCAAAAATTGGCTTGAAAACGTCAAATGGGAAGAAACCCAGTACGGAACTAAGGAAGAAAACAAAAAAGCTCCTACTCGTTTAACGGAGTTAGCAGTGGCTCAAGGCATGGAACAGATTTTATATATCGTGAACCTACCAAATGAACGTGTCGCAATCTTTGATCCCGATCATGGTTACTATCATAAAGACCCTAGCTTTGCTTATAAAATCATTCGATTATTAGAACCAAATTTTAGTGAAGCCAAGTCAAAAAATGTTCTCTTTATGCTTGCTTCTACTCCAAGATTAAATAATCACGAAGGATTTTCATGCGATTTCTCAATTGGTGAATATAGAGATCCTCGTAGGTTTATATTGGTGAAGAATGGGATATATGACAAGAAAGATAAATTATTGAGACCATTCACACATGAATTTGTAGCATTCTCAACCATTGGGACAGAATACGACCATTTTGCAAAATCTCCTGTAATTGATGGATGGGATATTGATAGTTGGTTGCTTGACCTTATGAGTGGAGATGAAGAACTCGTGAAACTAATCTGGCAGGTTATCTCGGCCAGCCTGAATGGGAATTACTCTTATCGAAAATCAATCTGGTTTGTCGGAGAAGGTAATGATGGTAAGGGTACAGTTCAACAACTCATTACTAATCTTGTTGGTATGAGGAATGTAGCCAGTCTAAAATTAAATCAATTTTCAGAGCGTTTTGCATTATCTATGATTGAAGGTAAGACAGTGATCATCGGGGACGATGTACAGGCTGGTATCTATGTAGATGAATCCTCAAATTTCAACTCGGTCGTGACTGGTGAACCAGTCTTAGTCGAAGAAAAAAACAAACAGCCGTATACAACTGTGTTTAAAAAAACAGTGATCCAGTCAACCAACGAACTGCCACGTTTTAAAAATAAAACAAACGGGACATACAGGCGGTTTGCAATCATCCCATTTAAAAAATCATTCTCTAGTGAGGATGATAATTGGGCGATCAAAGACGATTATATCTATCGTGAGGAAGTTCTTGAGTACGTTTTGAAAAAAGCTCTTGAGATATCATTTGATAGATTTATTGAACCCAAAGCATCAATTGAAGCCTTAGAAGATTTCAAAGAATCAAATGATACCGTCAAGGCATTCGTCAATGAATGGTTTGATAAGTTCGAATCTACCCGCCTACCGTCAAGGTTTTTGTGGTGGTTGTATCAAGAATGGTGTAAGGATGAGGGAGTTACTAAACTCACTAAAAGAAAATTTGAAACCCAGTTAGCGAAAAATGTCCCTGAAAATTGGGTGAAGAAAAAAATAAAACCTTTGGGTAGATTCATCCCTTCAGTAGATGTTCCAAAACATTATGTCGGATTTTCTTGGATGGATGATGAAAGTCAAATGCTTACATCAGGGTATGAATTGGTTACCGTTTACCGTTAGGTTACCGTATGATTTTGCACTACGGTAACCTAGTTTAAGCCTTATGTACCAAGGGGTTACCTGTTGTTGGTTACCGTGTTACCTTTCTTTTATATTGAAATAATAAAAAAATAAATAATATAAATATAAATAAAGGAGAAAGGTAACGGTAACGGTAACCTGAGGGCAAAAAAATGGTATAAACCGTTGGTAATACTGATTTTATAGTGGTTACCGTTTTAAAATGGACAACGGTAACTTTGGAGGATATTGTGAAAACTGAACAAACTATACAAAATGAAATTAGAGTCGCTTTGACCCAAGCTGGATATACCGTTTTTCGGGCGAATGTCGGGAAAGTTATAACCGTAGATGGCAGATGGTTTGATACGGGACTACCAAAAGGCCATCCAGATTTATATGGTTTTAGACCTGATGGGAAAATATTTTACATCGAAGTAAAAAATGCAAATGGTCGAGTGAGGCCAGAGCAACAACATTTTATTAACATAGTAAAAACCCGTGGAGCAATTGCGGGTGTAGCAAGAAATGCGGAGGAGGCGTTGAGAATCGTATGTCAGGAAACAACATAAACCGCTTCTACTCAATTATTGAGAAGAAGCAGAGTGAATATAAAAACGTCTTTGAATTTCTGCGCACGTTTATATCAAGCGAAAAAGAGGTGAGCTACATAGGATCCAGAATCCGTATTGATAAGAAATGGGGGCGATTACCTCCCGTGAATACAATGATTCGGTTAGCGCCTATCTTTGATAAAACATTTTTTGAAACGTGTTTGAGAGAGAAACTAGACTCGGCCAAAAGAGACAGGGACGTTGAAGTTGGTCAGGAATATTTATTAAAAGCTGATAGCATGCAGAACACGACCGAAGAAGAGCGGTTAAGAAAGTTAAAACGCAAACTCAAGCGTGAGATGCATTTGGAAAAATCATGGGGGATTTAAAGTGAAATTATGAAATTTTTAGATTTATTTGCAGGGATCGGCGGTTTCCGTCTTGGTATGGAAGCAGCTGGCCATGAATGTATTGGTTTTTGCGAAATAGACAAATTTGCTCGCAAATCCTACAAAGCTATACATGATACAGAAGGAGAAATTGAATTACATGACATTACAGAAGTATCAGATGACACTATTCGAGGGATCGGACATGTTGATGTCATCTGTGGAGGATTTCCGTGTCAAGCTTTCAGCATTGCAGGAGCAAGACGAGGATTTGAAGATACAAGAGGAACTCTCTTCTTTGAAATCGCAAGGTTCGCATCTATTCTCAAACCTCGCTTGTTGTTCCTTGAAAACGTCAAAGGACTCCTCAACCACGACAGAGGGAATACCTTTGAGGTCATCCTCTCAGCGCTGGATGAACTGGGGTATGATGTGGAATGGCAAGTGCTTAACAGCAAGAATTTTGGAGTCCCCCAAAATAGGGAACGTGTGTTCATTATCGGACATCTTAGAGGAGAATGTACCAGAAGAATTTTTCCTATCGGAAAAAACACAAAACAGGCTTATAAGTTACCAAGAGAAAATATTACAGCCAATACCCTTACCGCAAGATACGGAACAGCGCAATCCAATGGATCGTACATTATTGAAAGTGAACAGAAGAAGATAAGAATTAAAGAGGCAACCTCTCAAGGTTATGCAGAAGCAACGATTGGAGATAGTGTAAATATATCGCATCCAAACTCTAAAACACGCAGAGGGCGAGTTGGCAAACAGATAGCAAATACTCTTTTGACTGGAGAAAGCCAAGGAGTAGTTGAGCCTGATTTCAGAATCAGAAAGCTAACACCTCGTGAATGTTGGAGACTACAAGGCTTTCCAGATTGGGCTTTTGACAAGGCGCAAGAGGTGAACTCTAACAGCCAACTATACAAGCAAGCAGGAAACAGCGTGACAGTCAATGTGATTGCTGCTATTGCAAAGGAGTTGAAATGAAACTACAAAAACTAATTACAAACGTCCAGCAATGGTCTATCGACCGTGGGTTGGACAAGGCAGACAGCAAGAAGCAGATGCTAAAGCTCTATGAGGAATTTGGAGAATTAGCTTCAGGCCTTGCTAAAGGAAATAAGGAAGTCGTCAAAGATTCAATCGGTGATGTGATTGTTGTGTTGATTATTTTGGCACAACAGCAAGGTGTTAGATTGATTAGTGGTTTTGAATTATCACACGGTCGTTTATCGAAGCAAGATATCATGCTAGTAGCTTCCGAAAATGTAGGAACCATATCAAATCTTGTCAGGAGAAATTTGAAGTGTGAAGGGCATATCATGTACTTAATTACCTACCTACATCGAATTGCGAAGGACGAAGGTTTTAAATTTGAAGACTGCTTATCGCAAGCGTGGAATGAAATCAAAGATCGCAAGGGCAAGATGGTTGATGGATTATTTGTTAAAGAGGAGGATTTAGAAGCATGAACGGACTAAGCTTTGACGGTTACAAAAAAATCACAATTAATTTTTCAAATTCACAAGAAATTAAATTCACGGTGAATAATTTTGATGAAGAAGAATTGATAAAAATCATTAGCCGGTTTAATAACGGAAACTTGATGAAAATTAGAAATATTTTTGTAAATCCAAAGAGTATTAACTATTTTAAAGTAGACGATTTAGAGGAGGGGTTAGGAATTGAATAAACAGGAATTGATTGAAGCTTACGAAAGAATTTCTAGTTTTTGTGGCGAAATTTCGGTTAATAAGGCAATTGAAAATTTAAAGCAGCTAGACGAACCAACTATATACGTTAAGAACATACTAGCGCGATTACGAGAATTGCCATTGCATGATAGGGAAGTATGGCTGAAAGCTATTATGGGTGAATTTGAACAAGATTTTAGTCATGCAAAATGGCGTGAGGGCTACGAGCAAGGAAAGTTTGAGGCTTCTATGATACCTTACAGCAAACCACAGGAAGTCACAGTACCTCAGTGTATAGCTGAACATATTGAACGTTCAAAAGAAATTGGACGGGATTTACAAGATGCTATGAACTCGTCGCAAATTCACAAAGAAGTGGATCAATGGCTTTATACAGGCGATAACATGGATACATTCGCTCGTGCATGGCTTGACGGCTACGAGGTCGAGAAAGAGCATAAATACAATGTTAAATTTAAAGGTATTTCAAGGGAACTCAATTATTTGAATTACAACTCTGAAATCCAAAAATGGTATTTGGCGTCAAACTCTGAGATTGGCATGGTGCGAACTAAGTTTGCTCGCAAAGAGCTAGAAGAAGCAGGTTTTGGATGGGTGTTTGATTGTGAAGGGATTGAGATCGAGGAGGTGGAAGAATGATAGATAATGAAAGTTTGAAAAAAGAAAAAGAATTGATTATTGCGATTTCAAACTTAAAGATAGAAATTATCAAGAAATCTGATAGTCTGAGCAATCAATCATTAATTAATATCAAGAGAGAAGCACGAGAACTATACGAATGCCTAGTACGCTTACAGTATGATGCGAAGGAGGTGGAAGAATGAACCTTAGACAAAAACGAAAACACTATAATTGTTCGTATAGATATTTTATAGCTTGGATTGTTGTTTATGACAAAATTTCATTCGCTGTATGCCCGAAGAAATTTAAGAAAACACTCAAGCGAAAATTAAAGGTTAATAAAACCTATGAATACGCCGAGTGTTGCAGGAAATATTTTCACTATGAAGAATACCACGGTGAAATGCCAAAATTTATGAGAGGTAAAAAATAGGAGGTAACAGAATGACAAGACCAAACAGATATCCATACACTAGAAGTCAATGGGAAGAAATAAAGATTTGTTTTAACTTTTCAGATAGAGTTACGCCATATATTTTGTTAGAAAACACAATCACTGGTGAGTGGAAAGATATTGATGAGGTCAGCCATGACCGAAATTAAATTAATATTCTTCTTAGCGTCCTGCGTAGTATCTTTTTACGCAGGGGCAGCATTTAATAAGCCTGTGGTAACACACAAAGAAGAAGTTAACGGTAGGTATCATATCACGGTCAGGCATTACGGCAAGTATCTGGTTAACAAGGAGCAGTACGAATCTATTTCAGTCGGTGATGATATGCCTGATTATTTAAAACGAAAGGATGATTAAAATGAACTCGGATAAAGCATTAAACTCATTTACATATTTTATACTCTGCGTATTCGTTGCTGTTGTCTGTTTTGGATTTTACAAGCAGTACGAAGCGAACCAAAATCTAAATGACAAAGTTTTTAGACTGGAACGACAAAACGCTGAAATCACTGAGCAGGTCAACAAGCTCAATAAGACGATTGATGCAGAGATTGCTAAGAATTTGAAAGAAACAGCGGAGAAAAATAATGTTGGAGGATAAGATAGCACAGCTAGAGCATGCGAAGAAATGCTATTTGAGAGACCTAGAGCCAGAGCACATGGCTATTGTGCGAAAGAGTTTTGGTTTGCAAGTAGCGTCCAAACGCAGGGATTGGTTAAAGAAGCAGGTTAAACAATGTGATGAGGAGATCATAAGGTTAGGAGGGAGCGTGTGAATAAGAAGGATTTAACGATTGAATTTAGCGCAGAGATACTATGGTTGAGGCGTTATTATCACAACCAAATCAAGCAGATGATTGCTGAGCGTAAGAAAGAATTGCGTTATCCGTACAAGGAGACGGACAAGAATGCCGAGATCAAAAGTACGAAGCCAGTCACTCCGCAAGCGCTGAAAATCATTGAGATTGAAGAAGGAGATGACGAACTCAAAAAATTGACTATGTGGCAAGACGCTATCAGCGAGTACGTGCAGCACACAGATGAGAATCTGCTCAGAGCGATTAAAGCCGTATTCGTGCACAAGTCGATGAACATTTCAGGTGCAGGCAGGAAGTATATGTATTACTCTAAGACTACTACGTACAAGTTGTTCTACGAGTGGCTGAAAGGCTTATCTCATGCGTTTGTGAGACAAAAATAAAGACGGGATCTTACCCGTCTTTTAATTCATTATATCTTCTCATTTCAGATAATACATCTTGCGTCTTGATCTTTTCTGCTAGATCACCTTCTTCAATTTCTTCGTGTGTATAGTAATAATCTACGATAGGCTTATAATCCAACACTTCAAGATAATCACCTCTGACGATGTAGAGATATTCATCTGTTAGACCTTCTGCAATGTCAGATTCTAGCTCTTTGATTAAATCGTTGTAATCATAGCTGAAATGATAATTACCTGCATCAATCCAATTCTGGATTTTAATGACGGTATCAAGCGTGAGATTGCCTATCTTGCGTTCTCCGTTTCTAATTCGAGTGACAGCAGAACGATTAATTCCGATTTCTTTTTCCAAAAAATGAGCAGGGATGGCCTTGTTCATCAAGACCATCTCTACTTGTGATGTGTTAATCTTCATCAAATCACCTCAAATTCTTGGTAGTACGCTTGACTAGTACATCCAGCAATAGCTGTTGCGAATTGTTGATCCGTTAATTTCTCAAATACACGATCCCAATCGAAGTTTTCAAGATCGATAAGCGCTTGTTCTGTTTGATCTTCATCATTCAAACGATCTTCTAACTCTGCCACGTCTTGGGAAACATAGGCTAATTCATGGAATAATTGTGAATCGCTATCGATATAATGTCCGATGTATCCCTTGTCAACTAGTGTTTCCATTAATTCACGGTACGTTTCAGCTTCAACCGTTCTGATCCAGCGCTTGTCCGTGCTCTTCCCTGTCCATTTAATCATTTTTATTTCCTGCTTTCTTTATCTTGATTATAGTATAGCACATCCGTTGACGTATGTCAACAATTTTATTTAAATTTTTTTATTTTTTTATATCAATCATTAATAAGATAATGATTAATGTAATAACAAATGCGATTGCGCCTACGATAAATTTAATTACTAATCCCGCTGAGTAGAACAGCAGGATTAGTAAAAATAATGGTATGATGAGTATTGTCCACATGATCTCAACCCTCGAACCAATCGGATATATCGATATACCCTAAATCATTTAGCGTTTGGATGCGTCTGTTGAAATCTTCAACAATTGATCCGTTTATTGGCAAATAAAATTCAAGCGTTAATGATTCACTTAATTCGATTTGTCCAAAATTTAACATACTTATTTTGCTAAATTGTGTATATTCATTAAATATTAATTCATCTAATGCGACTTCAGGCTTTAAAATAGCATAGGTTTCAGCTTCGTGGTCTAATCTAATTGTTAACATGATGTTCGTACCTCTCAATTACCACTCGAAGAATTCTTTCATTTCTGCAGCGAATTCAGACAAGTCTTTCTTCAAATCCCGATGACCGTATAGAAATTCGATGTCTTCTTTTAATTCACGATTTTGATTCTCAAGCGCATTGATTTTAAATGCGACTGTTGCGATTGCTACGACTGCGACGATTGTGATGATTACTTTCTTCATCATGATACCTCTTTTCTTTTTTGAGAATCAGAGGATTTATGTTATAATTAAATAGCATTGATCCCTGATTGATGCGATACGACTAAGATAGATTTCTTGTTTAGCGACTGGAATCTATCTTTTTTATTTTGTAGAAAAGCTGTTCTATCAACCTTTCTGACTATATTATATCACATGTGTTGACGTATGTCAACACTTTTTATTTATTTTTTTAAAAAAAATTTAAATCAGGGAAATTCGATTAACAAATTTTGATATACATATTATATGAGAGAGATTGATACATCGTCTAAGCAATCTATATACGATACATTTTATAATACGAGAGCTTGGCAGAGACTACGAAAACAAGCGATAGAGAGAGATAACAACGAGTGTGTGTCCTGCAAGCAAGCGGGCAAGCTAACGACCAAGAGGCTTGAAGTAGACCACATCAAGCAGGTTAAGGATCATCCTGAGCTAGCTTGGGATATCGATAATCTGCGTACTCTCTGTCATGATTGTCACGATAAGAGACACAATCGATATCAATCAACGATTAAATTTGATGACGAGACATTCAATTGGTAAGTTTACACGATTTTTAAAATCCGTACGATATACCCCCCCGCTCGTATAACGTACGTTTTTTTGAAAAATCTGTAAACCGTCGGATGCTTAACTAACCAAAAACACACGTCATTTTAGACATTTGGGGGTCTAAAATTTCAAAAACACGAACATTAACTGTAAACCTAGGAGGATTCACACGGAATGGCGAAGACAAAAAAACAACAAAAAATGAAGGAATTAGAGGCAAAATTACGGTCTCTAATTGATGAAAATAACGCTATCGAAGTTGAAAAAGTAGATAGATATTTGAATTTGGTGGGCATTTTTTACGAACTAGACAAATCCATCAAAAAAGAAGGAGTAATGGTGCTTACCAAAAACGCAAGCCAGACATTCTTAAAAGAAAATCCAGCAGTCACCAGCAAAACAAAAGTGAACGCTTCTCTAATCAAGCTGGATTCGTTCTTTGATAAAAAGCGTGAGGAGCTTGTAGCTAAACAAGCCAAAAGTAACGAAATTGACGAGGATGATTTCGTTTGATACAAAAATACGTAGATGCATACGTCGATGATTTTAAGTCTGGCAGAATTGATGTAAATGAGGAGCGCAAAGAATTATTTGAATATATTGAGCGTGAGATAGAACCAAGGATAATAAGCGGTGAGATTTACTTTGACGAGAAGAAGATAGAAGATTGTATTGGATATATTGAGAAGTGGTTTTTCAAACTAGAGCCTTTCCAGAAATTCCTAATACCATTTATCTTTTTGTTCTTCAAAGAAAATGGTTTGATAGTTTTTCGCAAGTTCTTGTACATGATGGCTCGCGGCGGAGGGAAGAACGGTCTTATTTCTGGTATCTGTAGCTTCCTATTAACGCCTATGCATGGGATAAAGAATTATAATATCTCTATTGTGGCTAATAGCGAAGACCAAGCGAAGACAAGCTTTCATGAAATTTATTCAATCATTGAGGAACACGAGAAACTCAAGAAGTTGTTTTATCCAACAAAGTCTGAAATCCTAAATAAGCAGACGAAGAGTGTTATTAAATATCGCACATCAAACGGGAACACCAAAGATGGTCTACGTGATGGCGCAGTTATCTTCGATGAAATCCACCAGTATGAAAGTAATAAGGATGTTCGGGTTCACTTATCTGGTCTAGGTAAGGTTGCAAACCCTAGAGAATTCTATATCGGTACAGATGGTTACGTCCGAGAAGGATTTATCGATAAGATGAAAGAGAAGGCTAAAAACGTTTTGTCTGGTAAGGCTAGATGGAACTCACTATTTCCTTTTATCTGTAAAATAGATACCATTGAACAAGTGGACGATAAGACAAAGTGGCAACTTGCACAGCCAATGTTTCATGAGCCAATGAGTGCTTATGCTGCGAACTTGTTTGAAACAGTTCTGGAGCAGTACGAGGATTTACAAGATGACCCTTCAAACCGTGAAGAGTTCCTTACAAAGCGTATGGACTATCCTATTGTGGACACAGAAAGAAGCGTAGCTACATATAAGGAATTAGTGGCAACTAAACGATGGTCTGAACCGTATGAAGGGCAGAAGTGTATAGGCGGTTTTGACTATGCTTCTACTCGTGACTTTGCGGCAGTCGGTCTGTTGTTTAAGTGTGGAGATGACTACGTGTGGAGAACTCATTCTTTCGTCCGTAAAGGGTTTGTAGATGCAACTTACGGATATAGTAAACCTAAAGATACCATTAATGGAAAACGCCAATTCGCCCCTATCAGATTGTGGGAAGAAAAGGGTTGGTTGACTGTGGTTGATACCCCTACCATAGACCCCCGACTAATTGTTAATTGGTTTGTGGAGCAGAGGGATCTATATGCATTTGATATAGATACTATCTTGGGTGACTACTTCCGTATGGATTTGCTACGTCCTCTATTCATTGAAGCAGGGTTTGAACAAGTGATCCGTGAAGCTGACAGAGAAAGAATACCGTCAGGTTATCGATTGGAGGTTATCCGTAACCCAAGAGCAGTAGATAGTTTGCTTGCACCAAGGGTGGAGAATGGTTTTGCGAACCATAAGATACTGTTTGGTGAAAACGATATGATGCGCTGGTATACTAACAACGTCCTACGACATTTGAAATCAGATGGGAATGTTGAGTATATCAAGAAAGAAGATGTCAGACGAAAGACGGACGGGTTTAAAGCTTTTCTATGTGCAATGTATCGTGTTGATGAATTGAATGAGCCTAGCTATGCGTTCGATGAATTCTACAATGATATCATGGAATGGTACGGTTAGAGGAAATTTTTAAGTTTTATTTTAATATAATAGATTTAAAGTAGGAGTAAGGAAGGCTAGACAGCACCACCTGCTAAAACGGTTTACCTCATTTCAATTTCAGGTCTAGGCCCTGCGGTTCGATTCCGCTGACTCCTATTGATAGTCCTTAGCTACCATCGGGGCTATCAGTCTTTTTCGGTTCGTAAGAATCTCCTTTATTTTTGGGACGCTTTCGGGCGTCTTTTTTAATGTAATAGAAAGCGTTGCAACAACGGAAATTACAATGTTTTATTGAGATAAAATAGTATTGTGGACATGGAAGGGCAAAGAGCGCCTTCCTTTTTTTATTACCACTAGGAAGGAGGAAACTATGGGGATAATCAATTATATTTTAAATCGTGGCAAGCAGAGAGTTTCTTATGACTTTGACGGATTGTTTGAGAATATCCAACAAAACGCCATGAAGTCTATTGCATTAGAAACTTGTGCAAACTATATCGCACGCACTTTTTCTAAATCATCCTTCCTATTCGATGGTGACAATAAAAGCAAAGCAGAGCATTGGGGGTATCGTTTTAATAACCTTGCCAATCCGAACCAGACTGCTACTGAGTTTTGGTCTAGTTTTGTTAAGACGCTTATTCAAAACGGTGAAGCTCTAGCTTATGTCAACAGTAACCATGAAATGTTCGTTGCTGATAGTTACGTGCGCAATCATCAGATGACTGGTGATACGTTCAATATCACAGTAATCCAAAATATCCCAGTCAATATCGATGCTAGCAGAGAAGAAGTGCTCTTCGTAGAGGTCGAGAATGACGATTTAAAGGCGTTTGTTAACGACCTGTGGGAAGATTACGGGACGGTTCTTGGAAAGCTACTACAGAGCCAGAAAACGGCAAATCAGCTACGTTTCCACATGGAGATACCAAGAGACAGCGTGAGAGAGCGCGCAAGAGAGTTAGCAAACAGATCAGAAGCAACTAGTGATGACAAGACAAGTAAGAAAGACAACTTCGTAACAGCGGTTAAGAAGAAGCTGGAAAACGATTCTGTTGTTCCTATCATCTTACCAAACGGTGCGAAGTATGAGGAGTATCGCTCACAAACGAGTTCTAAGGTGTCGTATATTGAAGATATTGCAAAAATGAAAATGCAATATATCAACGACGTGGCAGACATCCTTGGTATCCCTAACGGACTTATCCACGGAGACTTAGCCGACAATCAAAAGAACTATGATACGTACATTGCTACTGTTATTGAACCTCTAGCAAAGAAGATTGCTTCTGCTATGACGCATATCGTTTTCACTAAAGCAGATGTGACACAAGGTAATAATATCCGTTTGGTCGGTTTTAAAAACTACGACCTTTTTTCTTTGTCTTCTAGTATCGATAAGTTACTTAGTTCTGGTTCATTCACAAGAAATGAAATCAGAAAGGAGCTTGGATATAAACCAGTCGAAGGCGGTGATAAATTCTTGCTTACGAAAAATTATATGGAGTTAGACTCCATAGGAAAGGAGAATAATGAAGAAACTAGAGATTAACGGTGTCATTGTGAATGACAACGATAAATCAGTTTATGAATGGTTTGAGATGAGTGCTACATGTCCGAAAGATGTCAAGGATTTCTTGGCGACATTAGACGGTTCTGAACCTATTCAAGTTGCTATCAATTCTCAAGGTGGTTCTGTTTTTGCTGGTAGTGAAATCTACACGCTCCTCAAATCTTACCAAGGAGAAGTGGAAGTTGTGGTAACAGGTCTTGCTGCAAGTATTGCCAGTGTCATCATGATGGCTGGAGACAAAATCAAAATGTCTCCTACAGCACAAGTCATGATCCACAACGCAAGCATGGTCGCACAAGGTGACTACCGAGATTTATCTCACGCAAGTGAAGTGATCGAAAACACTTCAGTATCTCTTGCCGACCTTTACCAGCGCAAGACTGGAAAACCTATTGAAGAAGTACGGGAGCTAATGGATAAAGAGACATTCTTTACCGCTGAACGTGCTTTGGCAATCGGCCTAGTAGATGAAATCCTATTCATGGAATCAGCACCAGCCGTTGTCGCTTCCTTCGGTGCTATTTTCCCGCAGGATAAAATCATGGAACTAAAAGCAAGTATGGAGCAAAGAGAACAACTCAATATCCTACTTGTCCGCATTGAGGCTTTAGAGTCTAAACTAGAGAAATTTGAAAAACCTTCAACTCCGAAGGCAGAAGAGAAAGCTGTGCAACATGATGTACTAGCTGACTATTTATTTTTTTAAAGAAAGGACTATCCAATAAATGACAATTAATATTACAAAACTACCACGCTATCAAGAAGCAGTGGCAAAATTCACAGAATCTGTTGGAAACAATGTTGATTCTGAACAGCGTAACGAACTATATGCAGCAGCTATGTCAACACTGGGAGAAGAACTCCTTGAAGTTGTATCAGAAGCAAGCAAGAAAGAAGCAGAAGAACTCTTTAACACATTCCAAAAGAATCCTAAGATGTCTGCTAATGAAATTAAATTCTTCAATGAGATCAACAAGAATGTCGGAACTAAGAACGGAGCGCTTCTCCCAGAAGAAACAGTTAATCAAGTGTTCGATGAATTGGTTTCAGAACATCTATTGCTTTCTATCATCAATTTCAAGAACGCTGGAGCACGTTTGAAAGCTATTGCTGTTAAAACAGAAACTGGTACTGCACACTGGGGCAAAATCAGTGATGAAATCAGAGGGCAGCTTGACGCTACTTTTGAAGAAAAAGGCTTCGAGCAAAACAAACTTACTGCATTTGTAGTAATTCCTAAAGATGCGTTGAAGTTTGGCGTTACTTGGTTGAAACAATTCGTCATGGAGCAAATCAAAGAAGCTATATCAGTAGCTCTTGAAGACGCTATCGTAAATGGAAATGGCGACTCTAAACCTGTAGGGCTTATCAAAGACCTTTCTAAAGGTACTGTACAAAGTGATAAAATTGTTTACAGCACAGACAAAGAATCACTCGCTAGTCTTGCAACATTGACTCCTGAAACCGCTCCTAAACTTTTTGCGCCAGTCATGAAACACCTTTCTATGTCAGAGAAGGGAAACTCCTTAAAAATAGCAGGTCAAACTTATTTGCTTGTGAATTCTACTGATTACTATGGATTGCTTGCACAATTCACTAACTTGAACGCTCAAGGTGTTTACACAGCAGTTCTTCCATTCGGTATCCAGTTGGCTGAATGTAAAGCCCTTGCTTCTGGTAAAGCAATTGCCTTTGTAGCAAACCGCTATGATGCATATATCGGTGGCGGTGTAGCGTTGGAAGAATTCGACCAAACATTGGCTATCGACGACTTGCAATTGGTTACTGCTAAGTCTTACTGGTACGGTAAAGCAAAAGACAACCACGTTTCAGCACTCCTTACACTTGCGGGTGGATAAGAAAGGAGTAGCCTATGAAGGTTAGAGTATTAAAAGGTTTTGAAGACTTCGATGCAGGCGTTATCCGTCAAGCAGGAGAAGTCTTTGAAGCCACTAAGGTTCGCTTTAAAGCACTACAAAGCGCACTTCCAATGGACTTTGTGGAAGAAGCGGAAGAAGAAACAGAGGAGTAAAGAAGCATGGCTATTGATACAGTTAAGTTTGTAGAAGATAATCTACCAGCGTTCAAAGAACGTATGCGCATTACAAGCGAAGACGAAGACGGACGCTTAAAAAAAATGTTAACCTCTAGTATCGTAGCCACTACTTCGCTTGTCGGAGCAACAGAACTTGATGAAATGCTGACAGAATTGACCTTTGAGCGTGCTAGATATGTCTACCATGACGCATTAGACGAATTTCAAAAGAATTATGCAGATGAAATTGAACTACAGACCTTCCTCAATTCACTGAAGGAGGAATGATATGCTAAGAAAAAAATCTATTAAAGATGAAAAGGTGGATAACGGGAAGCTAAAAACAGTGGTTATCTTCTCATCAGCAAAACTAAAAGGTAGATTGCCTAACCAAGCGCAAGAACAAAAAGAACTGTTCAAGGCTTGGGCAGAAGTCTATAACCCGTCACTAAAAGATATCGAGATTATGAGAGGTAAAGGAATTCAACGTGCGGTAACAATCGTTATAAGAAATCCTTTAGACTCTTATTTACCAAAGAACAGCCACTTTGTAACCATCAAGGACAAGGCTTATGAAGGTCTTTGGGGAATTGAAGATATCCGCCCTAGTGATCGATACATCACATTGCTGTTGAAAGGAGATTTCAATGGAACGGTGGGGAATTAGTGTTGAAGGAGTAGATGAAGTGCTTAGAAACCTAAACAACAAACTTGGTTCTGGAAGAAGAAACCGCATTAGCCGTGAAGCGATCAATTACGCTGCAGAATTCGCTGAGAATGACCTGAAAGAAGTGACTGGTACATTCCAGCGGACGGGAAGAACAACACAAGAGACGACTCACTCAGAGGCTAGAAAGATAGGCGGTGAAATCTTCCAAGCAAAAGTAGGTTGGGGAGCTGGTTCACGTTGGAGACTAGAGCACTTGAACGAGTTTGGATTTACTAAGCATGGTAAAACCTACCCTCCTAACGGAAATATCCGAGGATTTGGGAAACTAAGGCAGTATGCAGAAGCACAGCAAGCTCCTTTTGCTGAACGCATGCGTGAGAAATTGGAGGAATTGGCTAGATGAAGAACATGGGAGACGTTATCTGCGACGCATTGGAAAAGCTAAACTTAGAAGATGTGTATATCGGTATGTTTCAGCGCCCAGAAAGTCTAGCAGGAAATGCAAGCAGTATTGTTTTGATTGCATTAAATCCTCCTAGTCAGAGCGCATTTGCAAGCGACAAGTTCTTGCAAAGACATTTTACTTATCAGATTAACGTAGAAAGTAGTGACTACTACGAGACAAAGAGGCTAGCTAGAGAAGTTGAGAAAGTTTTGTTAGATTTAAACTTCTTTCAACAATCAGGTAGCTTAGATGAATACTTTGAGGGAACGAAGCGGTATGTTGATGCAAGAACTTACCGTGGTTCAGCTCAGCTTTATGATATTGAATATTGAAAGGAATTAATTAAATGACATTAGTTGGTTTTAAACGTGCGACTGTCCGTGTGTTTGGTGGTACTCCAGATACTCCTACACCTGGAACAAACGTATTTAAAGTTGAAGGTAAGCAAGGGGAAGGTGCTACGCAAACAGCAAACATCACTGGTTTGTCTTCTGATCCAGTAAAAGCCTTCGGTTCAGACTTGGCTTACTACGTAGCAAACAAAGGTGTAGGTGATGTAAAGGTTGATATTACATTACTTGATCTTTTGGAAAAAGCAGTAAACAAAATCCTCGGATACAAAGAAAAGAATGGTTTGGTATACATCGGTGACGATACAGAGCCTCCATACTGCTCTTTGCTTTTGGAATCTGAAACTCTTGCTGGTGAAAAAGCCTACATCGGTTTCTTCAAAGGTCAGTTCTCTGCAGCAGACATTGACATGAAGACTAAGAAAGGTTCGCAAGAAGAACCAGACGGTGACAAGTTCAAGTTCTCTTCTATCGCTTCTGACGCTGATGAAACTAAAGGTTCTTACGTTGTGAAGTACATCGGTAAAGAAGAAGAGAAGATCAAAGAGTTGAAGAAACAACTTGGTATTGAATCTGCTTAATAGCATAAGATGGGGCAACCCATCTTTTTTCTTTTTAGAAAGGAATCACAATGACAAAATTAAAGTTGACCTTACGAGACAAAAACGATGATAAGGTAACGTATGAACAAGACAAAGTACCTGCACGCAAGGTATTGGAATTTTGGGATTTACAAGCAAAGCTAGAAAGTGGTGAAACTTATTCTCCTAAAGATTATCTGATGGACAGAATTGAGTTTTGTGCTTCTCTATTCTCAGCTAAGAAAGTTACAGCAAAAGCTATCCTTGATGGATTAAACGCATGGGAACTTGAAGAGACTGTAGACGATATTATCTTAACAGCCATTGGAGTGAGAAAAGAAGAAGACCCAAAGCTACAGGAGTTAGCCCGTCAGATGGTAGAGAAAGATTCCTCAAACTAGTTAAAAGCCTTGTTGCAAACGGTAGCGGATTTACAATCAATGACATTATGGAAACAGACTTTGAAACCCTCATAGCTGTATTAAATACAGATATTGAGGAAGAAGAGAAAGAAGAAGTCATGTCATTGGAAGACTTTATAAAGAGCACAGGAGGTGGTTAAGATAGCAACACCATTAGGAAATATGGTTGTCCACCTTGGCTTGGACAATTCTGGCTTTGCTCAAAAGCTAACAGAATCAAGTAACAGTCTAAAGTCCTTTCAACGTAGTATCGCAACGTATGACAGGCAACTCCGAACCAGCGATGCACATATCAAGTATGCCAAGAATGGAGCTGAAGCTTTCAGGGCCTACGGTGATAAGATAAACACTTTAAAAGGTGCTATCCAGCAACAATCACTTTATCAAAATAAACTAGCTCAAGACTTTGAAAGAAGTAAAACCGCAACAGGAGAGCTAACAGATCAGTCTTATAGATTGGCTAAAAGCTACCAAGAAGGTCAAGCGAAGTTGGTCGCTTACCGTGGAGAGCTTGCTAACGCCATTAAAGAACAGTATTCACAGCATAGTGTTATTGCACGAGCAGGGCAAGGGTTGACAAATATTAGCCAAGGCCTCGGAAGGATTAGTTCTGCTACAAGAGGTATGTCTGCTGCTTTAACAATTGGTTTTGGTGCAGCAGTCAAGAGTGCAGCAGAGTTTGAAAATGGCATGATGACCATTCAAGCCCTGATTGCAGATGATGTACCAGCCACTAAACTAACTGGTGTTATGACGCAGTTAAGTGATTCTGTCAAGAAGTACGCAACCGAGTATGGTTTGTCTACTGATGTAGTCATCGAAGGTATGACTGAAATGATCCGTAGGGGTTACGATGCTAATCAAACGATGGCGGCAATGCCTCACGTATTGGAAGCAAGTAAAGCCTCAGGCGAACACTTCGGAACAGTCATGCATGCAACTACTGCAATTCTTGAACAGTTCAACTTGAAAGCAGAAGACACTCAACGAGTGACAGACAGTTTGACATTCGTAGCTAATAAGACCGCAGCGGATTTCTCTAGCATCGGTGTGGCAATGGAATATGTCGGCCCGATGGCGGCAACCGCAGGTATTTCTTTAGAAGAAACTGCAGCGGCAGTCGGTTTGCTTTCTCAACGTGGTATCGAAGGTGAAAAAGCAGGTACGAACTTACGTAACGTACTGACAGCATTGGTTAAACCAACTAAATCACAGAAAGCTGCATTTGATGAACTAGGTATCTCTGTTGAAGAATTTAGGGCAGGAAACCTCACTCTTGCAGATGTATTAGACTTGGCACGCAAGAACACTGAAGGTTTAACTGGTGCGCAAAAAGCAGCGCTTTTTTCTCAAGCAGTAGGTAAAACAGGGCAAGCAGGTTTCAATGCTTTGATCGCACAAGGTGGAGACGCTTTGCGTAATCTGACTAAAGAAACTGAAAATGCTCATGGCGCAACCAAGCGCATGGCTGAGACAATGATGCAGTCATCACAAAACCAATTAGCCAAAGCTAAAGCAGAGTTTGAAGTATTGGGTATTGAGATTGGTTCTAAACTGCTTCCGATTATCAATGACTTCCTAAAAGAAGGAATCAAGGTGATCGATTGGTTTAAAGAACTATCACCAGAAACACAAACGATGATTGTTAAGTTCGGTCTTGCAGCAGCAGCCGTCAGTCCGTTTACAGGTGCTCTTAGTTTGCTAACTGGCGCACTTGGTAAAACACTAAGCGGAGTAGCAAAGTTTGTAGGTAGTATCAAATCTGCTATAGGAGTTTTTAAATCTACAGAAGGTATAACTTCAATCGCTTCTTCCTTTACAGGAATTGGAAGTTCTGCTTCAACTGCTGCAGAAAGTGTAGGCGGTCTAGCAAGCAAAGGTTCATTGCTTACAGCTCTGTTCAATCCAACAAGTGCTGTTATTGCGGGTGTAGCTCTCTTGGCTGGTGGATTAGCTTATTTAAGTTATCAACAGGATAAAGCTAGAGAAGCTACAGAGGAGTTTGGTGTTGCGGTTAGCGATACAGAACGGAGAGAACTTAGACAATTTAAGAATACGGTTGACGAATCCAAGAACGCCATCAATGATTTTGTGAATCAAGCTGACGGTGTTGAGAAGGTAAGTAAAGCCTTTAAGGATATGTACGACAGTATTGTTAAGTCTGCGGCAGAAGCTGATGCCAAAGTGTCAAAACTAGCCAAGAAGTGGGGACTAAGTGAAGAGCAAGTAGAAAACGCTAGAAAACACAACCAAGCAGTTGTGGATAACACATCAGCCATGATGAATCAGGTAAATGATATTTACCAACGGCACAACGGTGATGTGAGCAAATTCTCAGCAGAAGAAAAAGAAATTGTTTTGAATGCTCAGAACGAAATGATCAAAGCCAAGTTAGATGTTATGCACCTTTCCAAGAAGAAGCAAGCAGCAATCCTGACAGCTTTGAATGGAGAAATCTACCAACTGAACGAGACACAACTTAAACAAAGTAAGGCTTCACTAGAAGAAGCTATGAAAGCTGAGAATAAGTATTATCAGAAATCTAAAGAAGAACTTAAATTCCTTTTGGAAGAAAAAGCTCTTACGCAGAAAGAATATAATACAAAGCTAGCAACTTTGGAAAGCGAACACTCTTCCACTATGGAGCGTATCGGTAAGAAGTATTACGAAGTCATGCAGGCTTTAGATGGGAAGCTAAAAGCTAGAACAGGCCAAAGCTGGAACTATTGGGAAGAGGCCAAGAAGACGTTAGAAGAATACGGCCTTTCTTATGAAGAGATTGGTAAGAAAGCGTCAGAGGCATCTTCAAAAGTTGGCAATTCCCATAGCATGTTAGCGAAGTATACAAAAGATATGTCTCAAAGTACAAGAGAAGCCAACGACGCTTGGTCTCTCTTGGTTGGTAACATTGATAAAAACGGTACATTTACTGTTAAATCGAATGTAAAAGAAGTGATTGGAGAAGCTACTAAATCCGCTGAGGGTTGGGAGAAATTCAAATTCATTGCAAAAAACGCAAACATCACCACCAACGCTAGAGCAACAATAGCGGAAGCGTTAGTTGAATCTGGCAAGTGGAATGAAATGACTCCTGAAGAGAAGAAGTTGATAGTAGATGGTAAGTCTGGACTACAGGCTATCTTCGATAGCGAAAGTCACTTGAAGACTTGGAACAGTATGCCTGCTGAAGTTAAACAATTATTGATGGATAACAAGGAAGTGATGAGTAAAGCTTCTCTTGCTAAGTCCGCATTGGATAATTGGAACTTATTGACTCCACAACAAAAAGAACTTATCGCAAAAGATACGGAAGTTCGTAACGCTGTTAATCGCTCTACTCAAACACTTACTGAATGGGATGCAACAAATCCATTCCCTAAAGATTTAAAAGTGAATCCAGAGAATGGGATATTAAATACACAACTAACTATTGACAAACTCGCACAGTGGAATGGAACGCCAGCGGATGTAAAACAAATTAAAGTTGATCCAAGCTCCGCTGTTGAAGGTTCTGCAATAGGTGTAGGTGCTCTTGGCGCATACAATTCCTTTGGCGTACCTACTAAGCCAATTACAGCAGACGCTTCAAACGCAACTTCTCAAGGCCAATTAGCCATCAACAAACAGAGTGAGTGGAACGCTCTAGGTAGTCCTACCAAGCCTATTACTGCTGATTCATCTAATGCACTTAACGCTGGACAGTCAGCCATTAATAAACAAAGTGAATGGAATGCATTGGGTAGCCCTACCAAGCCTATCACAGCGGATGCTTCAAGTGCTATTGATGCCGCAGGAAGAGCGGATTATGGTATCCGTTCTATCCCAACCTTCTGGCATACAACCATCACGGCTACCGAAGTAGTGAATAGAGTTGTAAATAGTGTCGGTCGTCTGTTTGGTTATGAACGAGGTACAAACTACCACAAGGGCGGTATGGCTGTAGTCAATGACGAAAGCGGGCCTTTGTACCGTGAGTTGGTAACACTACCAAGTGGTGAAGCGTTTATCCCTGAAGGTCGTAACGTTATGTTGTCACTACCGCGAGGTTCTAAAGTCTTGCGGGCTAGCATGACAAAGAAGCTATTCCCTCACTATAAGGATGGTATTGGTTATGAGAAATTCTCTGAGAACTCTCCATTCTTCCAAAAGATAAATTCTGTTAGAACTACAACTGTTACAACAAACAACAATCAGTCTTCTGACTCCGAAAGTTTTGAAAAGATTATGGCTAAGTTCTCTGATATGCAAGCTCAGATGATGAGCAAGGTAATTGAATTACTTGAGCGTAAAGGGAATCAGAAAGTCATTATCAATCAAAGAGAGTTCGGTCAGTTAGTAGAAGACATCACGCACACGCAACAAAGCCAATCACGGCTTAACTACTATTATTGATAGGAGGTTTTAATGGTAGCAGTATACAGTAGTAAGGCTAAAATTAAGCCTTCTGACAATATCACACTAAATGGCGTTGACTTGATGGACGCAATCCCTCAGTATCGCCAAGTAAAAGTATCAGGCCGAGGTTTGGTTGGTCGTGAAGTTAACACAACAACCATTCCTGCACGGGCTGGTGTTAGGGTCAATTCTCTACAAGAAAAACCAATTGAGCTTGAAGTGGAATATATCCTAGATTGCAATAGCAATGAAGAACTCAGAGGAGCGTTTGAGAAGCTGAACAAGATTCTAAAAAAAGATGATGTTCTCACCATTCGTTTTGCAGACACTCAAGGTTATAGCTACCAAGGGCATTTCACAAATGCGGGTAGTATCTCTCAAACAAATTACTTAGCACAAGGTAGTTTTACTCTGTTTGTTCCGTATCCATACATGCAGTCTGACAAGCAATCTTCAACTACAGGTCTTGTCCAACTGACAAACGCTTCAATGGTTCTACCTACAAAAATAGAAGCAATGGTATCTGCTAATGCAAATGAAATCACAATTCAAACTGGATACAACACCATCAGGTTTAAAGGGAATTACTTAGCAGGTAACAGGCTAAAAATAGAGTGGTTAGAAAATGAAATCTCTATCATGTATGACGGTAGGTCAATCTTAACTGAGCTGGTTAGATTGTCTGATCCTGAGAGTTTTTTCCTACGAGACGGAACGAGAGTAATTGGTAAAAACATGGTAGTTACATTGGTTGAATGGAGGGATGAGAAACAGTGATTTATTTATTTAACCATAAAGAAGAACTGATACGCATCGTCCCAAAGTCAGCTCTTATCTCTGTTAAACATTCTGAGACGTTAACAGATACGCATTATGTTTCTGATCGTCTTGAAGTCGAGATGGAGGACATTCCAGATGATGTCCTTTCCGAGTCTGCATATGTAGCTATTCAAAAAGAAGATGCATATTACAAGTATCATCTATTCTTTATTGCTAATGTTCAAACATACGACCACATTATCCATTTAGAATGTGTCCAATCTGGTATAGAAGAACTTCGAAAGAGCTATGTAGAAGATAGTAGAATCACTCAAGTTACGGCTGTACAAGCTACTGAGTATTTACTACAAAACACCAACTGGCAGTTACGCTACAAACCAGAGACAGAGCAGAAAAACTTGACCTTTTATTTCCTATCTGTTTTCGACGGTCTGCTCCGTGTGTGTGACAAATTTAATCTGGAGATGCAATTCTTCGTTGAAATTAGTTTGAATAAAATTGGCGCACGGTATATCGACTTGAAGAAGCGTATAGGAGATAGAACAGGACAGCGAGTTGTTTACGGACATAATGCCTTAAAGATTATCAAGGAAGAAGAACGAGCAGAGTTTTACACAGCCGTTATCGGTCTTGGTAACTCTGAGATTGTTTCTGTTCCAGAAGCCAATGACGACAGACGGAACGGTTACAGTCGCAAGAAGAATTTCAAGGATTTAGTGTGGACAAAACCACAGAATCCTTTGAATAAGCCTAAAGGTATTCCTTACTTAGAGCTTGCTGAACTTACTGAGAAGTATGGCATTAAATCAGATACAGGCATGAGGCCAAGGATTGGTAAGGTTGATTTTGATACAGACGACCCTAACGAACTGATTCAAATGACCTATGATTACCTTATAGCGAACGCTCACCCTAAAGTAACTTTCTCTACTACCACAGCATACCTGAAAGGTGAAATCGGTGATACTGTCCGTGTTGTTCGTCCAGATATGAATATAGACTATGAGACACGTATCTTTGAAATCAAACGAGAAAAGCTTTCAAACGAAGTTATCGAGATTAAGCTAGGCGATCAGATAAGCCAATCGGACGGTCTGAAAGAGTTGCAACAAATCCAATCGGAGTCTGACTTACAAAACTCCACAATAGAGCTTTCTAAGAAGAGAGCGCTAGACTTCCTAGATGGTGCAGGAGGGTTTAACCGTAACTGGTACAGGAGCGAAGACCCCCCGACCGATAAAGTGAAGGTCGGTGATTTGTGGTACAAACCAGACCCAGACCATGAAGGCTACCACATCATGTATACATGGGATGATGAGCATTGGATTGAATTGGTACGGACATTTGGAAATAAATGGGCTGACCAGATTAAAGACGACTTTAAAAAAGAAGTTGATAAAATCAACCAAGCAATAGCCACACAAGGGCAAAAAGCACAAGAGGCTTTAGCTTCTTCTGGTGCTAGTGCATCAGCCGTAGAGGCCATGCAGAAGTCGCTAGAGTCTTTAAAGACTTTACCTGATACTTTAGAAAAGAAGATTGCAGATTACAAGCAATCCACAGATGGACGCTTTGCCAATCTTGCTCAACAGTTTGCTGGTAAGGTTGAATTTCAACAGGTGCAAGAGACTTCTAAACTCTATGAACGAATCCTAGGTTCTAGTGAAGATGGTATTGCTACTAAAATTTCTAAGATGGTCATGGGTAGTGGAATCATCCAATCTGAAGTTTCAAGACTAAGGGTTGGAGGAAGAAACCTAATGGTCGGAACGAAAGATTTTTCTGGCAACTGGTTCAACAAGGCCAAATGGACACTTGAGCAAGAGAAATATTTAGGCTTGTCAGTCTATAGCCGACAGGAAGAATGGCTCGGTTTGTCGGAAGTAGTTGAAGTTCGAGTCGGTGAGACCTATACGTTTAGCGCCTATGTGAAAAGTAGCATTGAGAATGACCTTGTATTTATGTATCTTGATAATAGGTTGGTAGAGCCTAGAGCTTCGCTATCATTGACGAGAAAAGACATATCAGTAGGTACTAACTGGACAAGGGTATCTGCTACATTTTCGGTTACTAAAGCAGGATTGATGACTCCTCGATTTGAGCGCAACAACAAAAATGCCAAGCTTTTTGTCGCAGGCTACAAGCTGGAACTGGGAAACGTACCGTCGGATTGGTCACAAGCAGATGAAGATTATGGAGAACAGATTGATGCGGTCAGTACCAAGGTCACTCAGTTAGCTGGTTCGTGGGCTGTCCAAAACCTGAACTCAAACGGTGATATTGTATCTCAGATTAATACTGTAGGCAGTAGCATCCGTATTCAAGGGGAAGTTATCCACTTAAACGGTAGAACTCTGATTGATGATGCTATTATCAAAAGCAGCATGATCGCCAATATATCAGCAGACAAGATAACAGCAGGTACACTAGATGCTGGAATAGTGAACCTCATCAACCTAAACGCAAACAACATTGTCAGTGGTAAGCTCCAAGGTTTAACCATGCGGGGCGGTATGATTGAATCTCTAAATGGAGAGTTGAGGATTGACTTGCAGAAAGGTATCTGGACATCAACTGGTGAAGAGTCTGTTATCAGACGGATTGAGGGTACGAGTTCTTCTCAATTCATCAAGCTGAAAAAGGGAGGCTTTATCTCAGAGCATTTCAGGGATACAAACTCAGCCTTAATGATTTTTGGTACAAACCACGACAAGACAGAAAGACACGATAATGAAACTTTCGCAGGTATTCGGATATGGTCTGGTACGGGCGGAGGTTACAAAGAATCTCTTACTGAATTTGTCGGAGACCGTGTTCTTATTTATAACAACGGCAAGTATCGTAGCCCTTGGAACTTCCACGGGAATACAGAAGACGGAAAGACTTACATCTTACCAATGAATCAAAATGGGGTGAAGCACTTCATCGGCCGTGGTGACTTCTTCCTTGAAGGTGTTTATTCTAAGAACTTCTATCTTGGTGGAGGTGTGAGTGTTGGTGATTACCTTTGGGACTTGCTCACTTGCTTTGGGCAATTGGTACAAAATAATGTGGTTAAGGATGGAGCTAAAACGCATATCACAGGAGTTTTAAGAAAACGAGGTTACAAGATTTAATGAATACAACAGATAAGATTATCAATGAACTAGCTATCAAAATAGCCAATATGTCAGTAGAAAATGCAAACTTGAAAGCTCTTCTTGGCGAATCACAAGAAGCATTGGAAGCTATCAACAAAGTGATGGAAGCAAACCCTGAACTGAAAGAACTATTTGACGAAGCAGAGAAAGGAATGTGATATGAAATTTAAAGTAGTAAATAAATATCTACGAGAAGCAAACAAAACATTTGTAGCAATCCGATGCGACGACCCCTACACAGCATACGACCGTGTGTTGGAAGGAAACCGCATGGACGAAAGTGACGAATCGCTAATCGAAGTTGTAAAGAGAATAGTTACAACAGAGTTAGATCCAACAAGTGTCATCACGGACATGCAACAAAAATTGGATATGACATCTAAGCAGACTGATGAAAACACAGAAGTGACAGAGCGCTTGGATAAATTACAGACAATCTTTATTGATTACACTATTTCAAATGGTAATATGCCTTTGAGTACCTATCAGGCTATTTCTAAAATATTACCAACGATGAAAGATAAGAAACGGTATCACACAGGAGATATTGTTCAAGCTAAATACCCATACGACACCAACCCTAAATACCCTAAAGATTCACCAGTCATCTTGAAGTTTATCGACAATTGGAACTACAACGGAGAAGAAGTTCAAGTATTGATTCAACGTGGAGCAGTTTCAATCGTCATGCCAAACATTCAAGGTGGTGGTGTGGCATGATTCATTTTACACCAGAAGACATTAGTATGATGATTGGCTTTATCGGTGTCTGCTTAGGTATTTACGGAAACTTCAAAGGGGCAATCATAGCCCAAGAAAAACGCATGGTGATTATCGAAAAAGATGTTGAGAACTTGAGAGAGTTTAAAACTTCAGCTAACAAGCGCTTGGATAATCACGACGAACAGAACAAGGCCATCCTGGTCTTAGCAGAACAAGTTAAGGTGTTGAGCGAAGACGTAAGAGAGCTTAAGACTTTAATCACTAGCAATCGATAAGAAAGAAGGAAATATAATATGAAAAACATTAACTGGTCTGTACGTTTGAAAAACAAAAACTTTTGGCTTGCTCTTGTGCCAGCGCTTGCCTTGCTCTTCCAAGCTTTCGCTGACATCTTCGGGATTAAACTTGAGTTTGGGGCTACCATTGATAAGATTTTAGTCTTTATCAATGTTCTGTTTGCATTCCTTGTGTTGGTTGGTATCGTTAATGACCCGACTACAGCAGGTCTGACAGATAGCCGTCAAGCTCTTGACTACAACAAGCCAAAAGAAGACTAATAAAAAGGAGGCGGTCTTTTGACTACTCAAAGACAATTACTAGATACGCTAAATAGCGTAGTCGATCAACGCCTAACTGTTCCAACTAATCCTTATGGCGGGCAATGTGTTGCTGCAATTGATAATATCTTGCAGTATCAGGGATTGTATAATCTCAATTTTAGTTACTTAAACGCCATAGACGGACTAGACAGGGCTTCTCTGTTGGGGTTGAAGGTGACGTACTTCAACGGTTCTAATAATCCTCCTGTATGCTCTGTATTCGTTGCTGACTGTTCTCCGTACCATCCGTTCGGACATATCGGATTTGTAATCGCAGTACACGCAGACGGAACGATTACAACCATTGAGCAGAACATAGACGGCAATGCAGACGCTCTCTACAATGGCGGATGGGTTCGTAGAGTTCGTAGAAACTTATCAAGTGATGGAACATTTAGTTATGTTGATTGGAACGCACCAAGCCAACGCATGGTCGGTTGGTTTGAGTTGCCATTTACACAAGACGCAACAGCACCACAACAAGCAAGCACAAAGAAAAGAGGAAAAGAAAAAATGTTAGTTATGCGCAGTCATTCAGGTAAACAAGGTTACTTCGGAGTTGTAGGAGATACAGTATTCGGTATCGGACACATTGAAACGGTACAAAGTCTAATCAATGCGGGCGCTGCAGAAATCAGCATCCATGATGACGACTTCAACCGCATCATCGGACAACTCAACAGCGACTTGAAGACACTTGGAAACATTGAAAAGAATATCAAAAACTAAAAAATAAAAAATAGAAATATTAAAAATTTAATTCAACCCTACTGGCTAACGCTGGTAGGGCTTTTTTTCGTTTAAATAGACATTTGATAAAATGTCCTTTTTAATAGAAATAAAAGGGGCAAAAAGGGGGCATAAGTTTAAAACTTTTGTATTTTTATTGTAGAAATAGAAATAAGTTTACTGCTTATATATGCTTATTTTAAGGCTTTTTCTGCGCATATATGTTAATCTACATAGTGCTTTTCAGTTACTCTTAAATAATAGAGTTTCCAATGAAAATGAAAACCAGAGTTTAGGCTCTGGTTTTTTTGTAATTTCTAGTATGTATCTTTTGCCTTGTATCATTATTTAAGGTTTGAGAAAAAGAATCTTCTCTTTTAATCAGACTATATAACTTCCAAAAATCAATTTTCCTTTTCGGGCTATTGTTAGATAGTGAAATTTTTGTTATAATAGCAATATCAAATTTATAGGAGTATACAATGAAATCTATCAAACGTATTGTTTTAGCTGCGATTTTTGCAATTGGTGCTATTATCCTTGTAGCATGTTCAGGTGCTGCTAAGAGCGACAACGGAACCTATGTTTATGAAGCTTCTAAGGATTTTATTAAAAACACACTTAAGGAGCAAGGTGCTTCAAGTGAAGAAGCAGAAAAATACGCTGATCAATTTTCTTTGAAAATGACAATTGAAATCAAAGATACCAAAGGTAAAGTAACTCTTGAAGCTAAAGCTATGGGCAATAAGAAAAATCAAGATTATAAATTAAAAGTTGATCAAAAGAATAAAACTCTTGAATCAGAAAAGGGTGGCAACGACAAAGTTAAGTACAAAATTGAAGGCGATGTGTTGACATTGGATCTTTCTCAGTTGGAATCTGGTCAAGCTGACAAAGCTACTCTGGCAATCTTCAAAGATGCTAAGTTTAAACGAACTAAATAG